CCTGATGCTCGCACAACGTTGACGCCCCAGGCGCGTAGGTCGCGCCGGCCAGGACGCGGGCGCCCATCGCGGCGCGGTTTTCGTCGAAGCTCACGCTGGCTTCGATCTTGCGTGCCGCGCCGCTGGTGTTGGTGTGTATCGAATGACAGCGCACCCGCCGGTATAGCGCATTGAACGCGGAGCGGCTCACTTCGGTGCGCTCAATGAGGTCAAAAAATCCATCGTCGGGGACCATATAGGCCCAGCGTGCGTACCATTCTGCGGGCTCCAGTGTGCTGACGTCCCGCGCTGCGACTGCCTGCTCTGCCGGCGTTTCCGGCGCAGGCTCGGGCGCTGGCGCTGGCCGCCAGAGTGTCGTGCGCGGCGCGATCCAGGCCCGAGCGTCGGACCACCGGGTCCAGCCGCTGTCGGCGCAGTCCCAGCCGTCAGGCTGCCCGGCAGGGTCGATGACCTTGACCTCGGCCGCGATCGGCTGCAGGATCGCCGCCAGGCGCTGCATAGCCTCGATGCCGGCCTGATCCGCGTCAGGCCAGAGCAGGATTTTCCGGCCCCGCAAGGTCTGCCAGTTCGCACGGCCCAGCGCCTGCGCGCCACCGGGCCAGGTGCATGAGACGTACGGGCTGCCCGCCAGCCCTGCCGCCGCGTCGGCGGCTTTCTCGCCCTCCACGACCAGAACCGGGTCTTCGGGTCGGGCCTCCAGTTCCTGCAGGCGGTAGAGTGGGCGCGGCACCGGCCACTGGCCCATGCCCCAGCCGTCACTGGCGAAGGTCCACGGGACGATCTGCTTGCGCTCGCCAGGCGGGTCGTAGCGCGCCACGTGGCCCAGGACGTTGCCGTCGCCGTCGAAGTACGTCCATATCTGCGACGGGTCGCCGTATATGGGATGCCTGCAGTCGTGATCTGCGGCTTCGCTGGGGACCGGCGTAATAACCTGCCGCTGCGGTTTCGGAGGCCGCGCCGGCCTCGCTGGCGCTGCTGGCGTGCCGTCCAGTTGTCGGAACGCCTCGCCAAGATCGATCTCATGGATAGCCGCATACAGGTCGATCAGATCGCCGCCCTTGTCGCCAGCGGCAAAGTCGGCCCACCGGCCTGACAGCAGGTTCACCGAGCAGGAGTCACCCTCACCGCCGGCCAGGTCGCCGCAGACCCACTCGTGGCCCCTGCGTTTGCCGCCAGGAAGCCACTGGGGGACGAGGGTTTCCGCGCTGATGAGCAGGCGCTGGGCCAGGGCGCTGAAGTCGAGTTTCGTTGTCATTTTTCCTCCAAAACCGCCGGATCAATCACCTCGGCGCCCGGGATCCTGCCGGCCTGCGCCTCCCGCGTCCGAGCCCTGATCCGCCCCTCGGCGCGGAACCGCTCGCTGTGCGTCACTGCGGCCAAAATGTCGATCATGGCGACCTCGAGACACCGCAGCGCCGCCAGTTCCCCGGCCCGCACCGCTCGCGTGCCCGTCGCCTGCTGCCGGCGGATGATCTCTGCGCAGGCTGCCTGCGCGCCGCTGATGATGCCGTCAGGGTCGGACGCCAGACCCATGCGCGTGAGTTCCTCCGCCAGATTGACGCTGTCGAAAATCACGCCCCACTGCTGGCGCTGGGCCTTGCCCTTGGCCACTGCGTCGAGTGCGTCGTACATCTGGAGCGCCCAGACTGTGCGGTCGTCGCGGGTGAGCAGGGTTGCGCCTGTGATGGCCATCAGGTGCGCCGTGGGGTTGACGCCGCGGGGGCGGTAGCTGCTGCGCTTGCGGGTCATGCATCCCCCAGCAGCCTGACGGCATCGTCCACACTGCGGCAAACCCCAGCCACGCCCCCGGCCTGCCGGATCGTGGCTAGGAACTCCTCCTGCCCGGGGCGCATGCGCCCAGTGCGGCTCTTGACCTCAATGGCTAGCGTGCGGCCGTCGCGCAGCACGCCCATGATGTCGCTCATGCCGCGCGCCGTGTTCGCGCGGATGTACCGCGTCGAGCCGTCCCGGTTGCGCTCCGCGAAGGTGCCGGAATTGATCCGCCAGTGGCTGGCGACCTTCGGGTGATGCCGCAGCAGCGCCAGAATCGCCCGCAGGATCTGCGCCTCTGACGGCTCGCCGCTCGGCTTTGCCGGGGCGCGTTTCTTCGGCTCTGGCGGGATCGGCAGTTCGCGCCGCGGCTTGCCCCAGATGGCGGCTAGGGTGTCCTCGCTGCGCTGGTGGTCTTGCATGACCTCGCGCAGGGTGCGGCGGCCTCTCATCGCTTCGCCTCCGCTCTGTCAATTTCCGCCTGCAACGTGGCCACCGCCTCCTTCGCCATCTCCAGCATTGTGGCCAACATCACCGCATCACCTAGGCAATCGCGAATCGCCTTGTTTTCGTCGCCGGGGCCGTAGTCGCCGCTGTCCACCCACTCAATGTCGTGCAGGGCTTTGGCCACCAGCTTCAAGTGCTTTGCAAACGCCCGCCGCTCTGGCGTGTCTGCGGTAAAGGTCGCCTCGTACTCCAGCTTGGAGTAGATGTAGTTCATGCTTCCGCCGCTCATCGCTTCGCCCCTTGCGCGGCGCACCGCGCCGCATACGCCCAGACTGACGGCGCCTGCTCATACGCCTGCCGAGCGGTCACGCCTACCTCCGCTTGGCGCGTCGCCCGATACCAGACGTTGTTTTTGTTGATCGCGTCCGCGACCACCAGACCGGCCCGCTTCAGATGCAGCAGGTATCTGTTGGCGGCGTTCTTCTGCACGCCCAAGTGGGCGGCCAGGGTTGCCGTCGTCACCGGCTGGTGGTTCATGACGACGTGTAGTGCGTCGCGTTGTCGGGGAGTCACGTTGTCCTCCTATCGGGGCCGCAAGTGTCAGCCCGCCGACTGCCGGCAGTCAACCGGCGCAGAATGACCCCGCAATTCTGTCAACAATAGTCACGGGGCGGCACAAAGTGGCATGATGCGTCGGCGCCGATGCGAGCGCGAACAGGAGTTGACGAATGTACACGACAACCTACGGGCCTGGCGATGAAGCCACGTGGCCCACGTATCCAGCCGGGTATGCCGGCGATCACCCGAACGAGGTGGAAGCCCGAGACCACCTGCTGGCCTGCCCAGCAGACTGGCAACTGTGGTTCTCGGTTGTCTCGACTGCCCGCGAGGGCGCGGCGTTTGACACGGCGAACGTCCGCGAGGAAGACATGGTTTCGGCTCACGCAGACGTTCTGCTGGCATGCCTGTTCGCCGGCACACGGGCGCAGGCTGATGCGGCTCGGTTTGAGCTGCAGAACCGATTCCTGCGAGATAACGAGCACCGGGTGCAGCAGATCGCAGACGCGATGTTCGCCTGCAGCGAGCCTGAGTTCTATGACGATTTCTGAGGAGCGGACATGTTCACCAACATGAGTTTTCACGGCATCGTCGGCGTAGTTGCCACGAAGCGCACCAGTGCCAACGGCCACACCTGGCGGCACATCATCCTGACCGATTCCGAGGGGAACGAGGTCAAGATCGCGCTGTTCCCGGCGGCAGAGGGCAAGCCCGAGCAGATCAGCATCATCGACGAGGAGCGGACGGAATGATCCTCGAAACCGCCACCCAGCGCGACGCCGACTGGTACGCCGCCCGCATCGGCAAGGCCACGGCGTCCCGGTTCAAGGACGCCATTGCCACGAAGAAGCAGACGGAAAAGCAGAAGAAAGACAACGTGCCCGGCGACCCCATGCAAGCGCAACTTGACTACCTGACGGAGCTTGTCGTTGAACGGCTTACCGGCCAGCGTGTCCAGAAATACGTCACCGCTGCCATGCAGTGGGGCGACCACGAGCCCGCAGCGCGTGCGGCCTACGAGCGCGCAACCGGCACCAGCGTCGAGGAAACCGGCTTCGTCGCCCACGACACCCTGCTGGCGGGCTGCTCGCCTGACGGCTTGGTGGACTGGGACGGTCTCATCGAGATCAAGTGTCCGTGGAACACCGCAAACCACATCGAAACGCTGCTGCGTGGCATGCCCGACGAGCACCGCGCGCAGGTACAGGGCCAGATGTGGATCACTGGCCGGCAGTGGTGCGATTTCGTCTCCTACGATCCCCGGATGCCCGTTGAACTGCAGTTGCACATTCAGCGGATCAACCGTGACCCTGGCTTCATTGCCGACCTGGAAGCCAAGGTTACGTCTTTCCTGCAACAGGTCGGCACTCAAGTCGAGGCGCTGCGGCGTCTCGCGGAGCAAAGAAAATGAGCACTGAGAAGCCAAAGCGGCCCTACATCCGCACCGTCAAGGTCTACGTGGTCAGCCACCCCGACCACATGGACCGCCTGATCCGCGCCATCAGCGCAGCCGAGGCGATCCGCTACGCATCGTCGGGCTACGAGGCCAAGCTCGCCACGCAGGACGACATCATCGCCCTGATGGGCGGCGGCACGCCCGTCGAGACGACTGTGGCGGCATCCAACGTCCCCGGTGTGGACGACGACGGCATGCCCGCCAGCCTGACTGACTGAATCCACGGGGCGGGAAACCGCCCCATTTCGGAGAGCGCCGATGTCAAACGCATACGCGCCGGTGTTCATGGCTGAAGCCTATGATTTGCTGGTTAAAAGCCTGAAGGATCAACTTGTTGAGGAGAGAAACGAAGAGTGCAAAAAATCAGATATAGAAATGTCCAAACGAGTTGAGATAGAGGAGTTAATTTTTGAATTTGTTTTAAGGCACTGCGGCCGCGCCAAGCTAATTGAGCTTGGCGAGCAAATTGATGAAATGCTTGAAAAGGAATACGGCCGCAGCCAAGGTTATGAAGAGCATGTTGAAACCGTTCAACTACCACAGGAGTAACACCAATGACCGCACTCGTACCCGTCGACCAAATCGAACGCATGGCCGTCAGCGTCGCCCGCTCGGGCCTGTTCGGAGTCAAGACGCCAGACCAGGCGATGGCCTTAATGCTGATCGCCCAGGCCGAGGGCCTGCACCCTGCTATCGCCGCGCGTGACTACCACGTTATTAACGGCCGCCCCGCCCTGCGCGCCGACGCCATGCTGGCCCGCTTCCAAGCTGCGGGCGGCAAAGTCGAATGGGGCGAGTACACCGACACGCGCGTGGTCGGCAAGTTCTCACACCCGTCTGGCGGCAGCGTTGAGATCGCGTGGACCGTCAAGATGGCGCAGGACGCCGGCCTGACGCGCAACCCGACATGGAAGTCCTACCCCCGCCAGATGCTGCGCTCGCGCTGCATCTCTGAGGGAATCCGCACCGTGTTTCCGGGCGTCGTGGTCGGCACCTACACGCCAGAGGAGGTCGGCGACATGGAGCCCCGCGAACCCGTCCGCATGCGCAACATGGGCACTGTGGACGAGGTCGCACCGCCCGCACCGCCCGCACCGCCTGAGCCTCCAGAGGGCCTGATTGACGTTGACGAATTGCTGGAGTCAATTGAGCTTGCCAGCACGCTGGAGGGCCTCGAGATGCTCCGCGCCGACATCCGCCGCATGCCGAAAGGCGACGACCGCAACCGCGTGATCGCCGCAGCCACGCGCCGCGTTGACCAGATCCGCGCCGAGCAGGAGCCCCCTGCCGGCGACCCGCAAATCGTCCAGGCCGAGGAGGGCACCGTATGAGCACCCCAGTGATGACCCAGGCCGAGGCGGCGCTGCACTACCGTCTGCAGGCCGTGCAGGACATGTACGCCGTCGCTGACGACCGAGCCCGCACCGCCCGCGAGCACATCGACCGCCTGCTGGTGGCGATCTACGAACTGTCGTTCCCGCTGCTGGGCCACCCGGAGCACGGCAAGGCCGCCGGCAAGGCGCACGACATCGCCGCTGACATCGAGGACTGGTGGTTTGCCGAGGAGAGCACTGATGACGACGAATGACGCCCTGCTGACTGAGCAGGAACTTGCCGAGCGATGGCGGGTGGCCAAGCGCACCGTGCGCCACTGGCGCGCCAATCAGCGCGGGCCGGCGTTCATCCGGCTCGGCCGCACCCAGCAGGGGCGCGTGATGTACCGGCTTGCCGATGTGCTGGCCTATGAGGCTCGGCAGAGGAAGGAGGAAGCGGAATGACCACCATCACCGTACCCCGCGCAGTGCTGAAGAAGGCGCTGGAGGCGTTGGAGGACGTACCAAACTACTACGATGGCCCTCACGATTCATTGGGCGGATGCCCGTCCTGCCATGAAAACAGTTACATGCCGCATGCGCCAACCTGCAAGAAGCAGAACGCCATCACCGCCCTCCGCACCGCGCTGGCGCAGCAGGATGAGCCCGACCTCTCTCGTTGCCCCCAATGCAACGGCCCCGCCGACAACGGCTTCGACCGCAGCATTCCGCCGAGTCCATACCTTTGCACGAAATGCATGGCCGAGCCGGTG